TTGGGGTGGTGTTACCCCATTTTTTGGGGGTGGTGCATTTTTTGGGGGTGGTACATTTTTTTGGGGTGGTGTTACCCCATTTTTCGGGTCTGAAATTAAAAAATATACGTTCGGCAATCCGACTCTACTTTGCTTGCCAATCAGCCCTAAATCGACCAGTTCGTTAATAGCTTTCTCAACCGTTTCTTCTGACTTGATTCCGGTCGCTTTTTGAATCTGAGAAACCGAAAGACTGTCATGTGTTTTCTGCCAGCCCCTTGTTTTCCTGACAATCAAGATGTAGCATTTAAGGGCGTTCCCGCTCATCTTCGACAGGTATTCATCGATAACCGAATTTGCAATCTGAAAACTGTTTGGGATAAATTCATTCATAGTTCAATTCCTGACCTAGCTATCGAATAATGCGCTACTGGATTCTTGCAATTTCCAACCTTGAATCGCGGCTTATTGAAAACAAATCCCCTGCTTTCCAAGTCAACGATTCGGGCGCATAACTGAGTAATCTTCAATTTCTCGTATGCTTCCAGCGATGTGATATGTCCGTTTGCGCGGATATAATCAACAATCTGCTTGCACTGTGTCTGTTTTTGGTCTATCATGTTCACTCCTTTTGTTGCAGGCCTCGTGCCTCAACCCCTGCCCCACGTTTCCGCGTGGGGCTTTCCTTTTCAGTTCCGGCCAAATCTCTTTCCAAGTATCTGGAAACATCTCTTGCCGTGTTACTACCCCGTTTGTAGCCTTTTCAATCAATGCCGCTGACTGAACCGGCACACTTCTAACGCCTCGCGCAATCTGATTAATAAATGCTGGTGAAATACCAGTCTTTTTTGCTAAATAAGATTGATTCCCGCGAATAGCGCAATATTCAATTAAGTTCATATTTCAACCTTGCTATATTCAACGTAGCGACAGTTTAGCAAAGCTATTTTAAAAAATCAAGCAAAATAGTAGCATTGTTATATATAGCGTTGCTTTAAAATATAAACGATTGATTTAGCTGGGAGTAAAAAAATGAGCAGACTTGATAAAGTGAAAGAATTGATTGAAAAACGGTTTAATGGCAGTCAGGCAGAGTTTGCCCGAGCTATTGAAAAAGCACCGGCACAGGTCAATCAGTGGCTGAACGGTTACAGGAATATAGGCAATGGCGCGGCGGCTCAAATTGAGGACGTGCTATCCCTGCCGCGTGGGTGGCTTGATAGCAAAGAGGAATTTAGACAGCCTGAATCAAACGCTTCGATTCTTGGCACGTTGGCAGAATGGGACAATGACACGCCGTTGCTTCCTGAAGATTGCGAAGTGCCACTGTACAAAGAGATTCACTTATCTGCCGGAAACGGCTTTTCTGACGATATAGCGGACTATAACGGCTATAAATTGCGCTTTTCCAAGTCCACGCTCAGAAAGCACGGAATCAATCCGGCAGACGTGGTTTGCGTAACGGCAGACGGCGACAGCATGGAGCCGGTATTTCCAAGCGGTGCGACACTCGGCATTAACACGGCGGATAAGACGATTAGAGACGGTCAGATTTACGCCATCAATCACGGCGGCCTGTTGCGTACCAAAATTTTGCACAAGCTACCTGAAAACAAAGTCAGAATCAGGAGCTACAATCAAGCGGAATATCCGGACGAAGAAGCGAGCCTAGACGACCTGTCTGTCATCGGGCGCGTGTTTTGGTGGAGTGTGATTGTATGATGGATAGAGATGAAGCATACAGAGTCAGTTTGCAGCAAATCCGATCAGGCGACGTATCGGCGGCGTGCCGAACGGTTGCTGATTATGAATTATCACAACCGCAACCGCGCGGGCTGTTTTCGGGGGTATCCCCTCAAGAATACTGGGCGCGATACCCTCAGCCGTCAGATGTTGAAATCTTAGAGTCTATATTTTCA